CGGGCGCCGCACCAGAAATGGTCAATGCCATCACGCCAGCCATAGAGGATCGGCTCGTACTGGCGCTGGTAATCAGAACGTCCTAGGGTGAAAGTATTCTTTGCCCAAATGATGAAGGTGGACCAGCGACCACCGGCGGCTCTGAAAGCCGCTTGAAGCGTGTCGAGCTCTGAGGAGCTCATCGCAATGTAGACCGCACCCTTGGTGTGGGACAGCAGATTGTGGCAAGCCTCCATCAGGAACCCACCAAAGCCATCGCCCAAGTTGTCGTTCAAGATGGGGCGATTTTTACCCCGCATCTTGTCTTTAGCCGTGTTGGCATAATTGACGTTATACGGTGGGTCGGTGAAAGTCATATCGACTAGCTCATCACCCAGCATGGCCTGGTAATGCTCAAGCTTGGTCGCGTCTCCGCAGATAAGCTTGTGCTCACCCAGAATCCAGATGTCTCCCGTTTGGGAGATGGGTTCAACTGGCGCCTCAGGGACAGCATCTTCGTCGGTTAAGCCGTCCTTGGTGGCGTCCTCGCCGGCAATCAGTGCATCCCACTCTTCGGGCGAAAAGCCAGTCAGCCCAAGGTCAAACCCTGCTTCCTGGAGGTCTGCCAATTCCAGCCCAAGGAGTTCATTCTCCCAAGTGGCGTTTTCCCCGATCTTGTTATCTGCGAGGATCAAGGCCCGCCGCTGAGTATCTGACAAATGCTCCATCGGCACCACCGGTACCTCAGTAATACCGAGTTTGCGCGCAGCGAGCAATCGGCCATGTCCAGCAATCACGTTGTTCTGACCGTCAATGAGAATTGGAGCTCCCCACCCAAACTCCCGAATGCTTGCAGCAATTTGGGCTACCTGTGTTTCAGAGTGCTGCTTAGCGTTTCGCGCATAGGGAATCAGCACCTCGACCTTGCGGTATTCAAGTTTGAGTAGGTTCATTAGCGCCAGAAATGAAAAACCCGCCTCGGTAACGCTGGCGGGTTTCGGGAGCAGAAAACAAAACGCCCACCGAGTGAAACTGGGTGGGCGCATCTTTAGTAATTAGCGTTATCGTACCCAATCGATATATACCGGTCAAGCAGTTTTCATCCGGCCGCCAAACAGGTCAAGCCGGAGGGCGCTCGCTTATCCACTGGCGGTCATCGACTTGATATCCTTCATCAAAAGAAACAAATGAAATGGATCCGAGGGACTGGATTCAAATTCCCAATTCAGGTACCACTGCCTGGCAGGCTCGTCCTTGGCATGGACTACCAATGCACGAATCCCGGCAATGTCGGCAGCCTGCGCAGTTCGAAGCAGTGCATCCCTGAGCAACGCTTTGCCCAGACCAACGCCTTGATGGTGCTGGTCAACAGCAAGCCTGGCCAGAATCATTACGGGCACAGGATGCTGCGGTATCCCTTTGGTGACACGGGGTGCGGCCGCTGCTGGCTCAACGCTGCCAACGGCCAAGCTGTAGAAACCGACGACCGAGCCAGAATGGCAGCTCACATACGTCTGAGCGCTATTTGATTTTTGATTAACCAGTGCAAAGCGCTGTAAAAACTGATTCAGCGAAGGCTGACCACAATCGAAGGACTCAACAGCGTCCGAGGCGGCCAGTTTACGAACTGGCTCGTAGACTGGTGAAGTCAACCAAGCAATCCTGGCTCAGACAAAAGCTTTTTGAGCTTGGGTTTGTCGCTTACGGGCTGATCCAGTGCCGCCTGAAATGCCTGCCACTGGTCAGCACTCAGTTCAAAGCGCGTCCGATCGGCCAGGGTTTGGTTGGCCGCATTAATACCGGCATCGAGCAAAAATTCACTTACGTTTTTGTGCGCCACGCGCGCCGCTTCTTGAAGCAATTGCTTGACAGGCGTGCTGGCGCGCACGTCGATGCGCTCGGATTTGGAATGCGTAACAGCGGTCATATTGACCCCTTTTTTCAGAAGTTGACCCATCATACCGTCCGGACAATGTCCTGACAAGTACATTTTAGCGGCTGTAGCCATAGTGCACCGCCAGCACCCCAAGTGCTGCCACCAGGATGCCCTTGGCCTCGTACTGGTTCAGCGCACGGCCATTCCAACCTTCGAGTACCGACCATTCTTTGACACTACGTCCCAGACCCGCCACATGCCAAACTGCGCAACCGCCCGGGCTGTTGGTACCACCCACTGCGTCCAGTGCTTCATGCAGCCTTTTGCGGGCAAAGGCCACCCGCTCAGTCATGCTGTCCCGCCACTGACCGCCCGGAATGCGGTCCAGTGACGGCGGACCGGCTGGGTTTAACTGGGCGAAGATGAAGGTCCGGTTGAAGTCCTGCCCGGCATCATGCATCTGGGATGTGATCGATCCATTGCGAAGCATGATGCCCAAGGTATCTACGCACCGAAAGTGCTCGGTGCGGTAGGTGGTGCCCTCCTCGCCCAAACTATTCCACTCCGCCACCCTACCACCGGACAATTGCACATGCTCCCCGTGCTCCAAGGGTTTGCTGACCGAGTTTTTAGCCATGACGGATGCCTCCGGCTATCTGTTGTGCCAGGGCCCAACCCAGGACCGCGAGCGCGTCCGCTTCGTTATCGTCGGTGACCATGTGCCCGGAAGCCCGTATAGCGGCGACAACTTCAACCTTACTGGCATTGCCCTTTCCCGTCGCATGGCGTTTGATCGTACCAACCGGCACGCCTTGATAAGGAATACGGTGATGCTCACACCAGGCCGTCAGTGTTGCCAGCAAACCGCCGTAGACGTGCGCGGCATCGGCGCCAAGGTGTCGGCGCACTTCTTCGAAAAAAACGGCACCTAGGCCCGCAGAGAGGCTCTGATCCGCTGTTGCGGCTAATACCTCATCAAGCCAACGACGAAAACGCAGGTAGCGCATGCCACCGCCCTCAAAACGCTGGGGCTTGAAGTTGATAAAGCCATGGGTGACGGAGTTGTCTGCCAGGTGCAGTGCCCAGCCGGTGGTGGTGCCCAGATCTAAAGCAAGAACGGCACGGCGCTCGGTGCTCGGGTCGGAAATCATCAGGAATCCTCCAAGGGTGCGAACAAGCGTTCCTGCCGACTTGCTCATACGACCTGGAGGAGCTGGCAATGCCGGGTCAGGGCATCTGCTGCTCCCTCATGTCCGATCAAATTACGGATTTCAGGCGTGGTACTTAGTCACTGAGACTTTCTTCAATACTTCAAACTTCAACCTTAGACTGGCTGAGAAGAGTAGATAGATATTTCAATATTTATTTATTTCAATCTAGTTCTCCTTCTCTCTCTTTTTCGATGCCTTCGCGCGCGCGAGTCTCTAGGGCCCCTATTTTTATTTATGTATATCTAGTGGGGGGTTTGAAATATGAAAAAACTGAAGTATCTCGTCGACACAACGCAAGTGACTGATTCATAAGACTTTGAGCATCTGGGTAGGCCTGCCTTTGTTTTGAAGCGTCGTGGCCTCAATCAATCCTGCTTCGCTCAAGGTACGCAAAACGCCATCACGCTGCCGATGGTCCATGAACTGGGTTCGCCGGGTAAATTCGGTCTTGGTCATGCCGGCCATGCCTGCATCGCGAAGAATCTGCATTGCGCGCTTGTGGTGCGACTCAACCTGGTTCTCCGATACACGTGCGGAAGCTTCTCGGATGGTCAGCTCTGCGCAGTGGCGAGATAGCTTGATGCCCCATTCGGCATCATGATCTTCGATCTGCGGGTCAACCGGATCCCGGGATACGGCCCGAAGCAGAGCCAGCTTTGTCGCATTCTCTTCGATGCGGGCCAGGATGGACGAATAGCCTGTCCCCCGGGATGTTCGAAGGCGACCGACCAATTCCTGGTCCAGTTGCCGAAACGTGTCCCGCACCTTTGGCGTCATGGGTACGATACGCGGATCAATCAGCACTTCATCAATTGCGCCCACATCAGTCAGATTACCGTTCAGCTTCCCGCCCCCTTGGTGGATCAAAATCAGTTTGTCGATCAAATCCTGCGGCGGATCGATAACGCCAAACGCTTCATTACTGTCCGGGAAGTCGTCCTCGCTTTCCATAATAAGAAAACGCGCCAGCGATCCGTCAGCAACGTTTGATGCCTGCAGCGCTTGCCAAAAATGAAGCGGTGTTGTGGTTCCGTAAATGCAAGCGCAAGGCTGATGGATAGCTCGATGACCATTATTGTGCTGGGTGCTGGCGTACTCGACGCCGAAATAAGTGGTGCCCGATGTCGTGTACAGCTCAGTCATCA